CGAAGCCACTAGCCGCCCGGGGTGGCCTTGCAACATCATCGCCCAAGCGTTGCACATGGGCGACCCCGCGCAGTGGATGGCCGATCTACTGGCCGGCGAAGATACGCTCGAAGTCCTCGATGAGATCGCCGTGGGCGTTGTTGTCACTATCGGGGACTATCCTTTTACCGTTTACACTGGCCGCGACTTCAGCGGGTACCCGGTCTATGACGCGGAACCGCTCGTGACGGAAGACATTCATCTGTGCGAAATGAAAATGGGTAAGGCTCCGGACGATGAAGGCAATCTGGTTCCGACGCCTGTCACCTGCGGCGATTACGTGCTGGTGGCGACGGGCACTGATTATTCGGTCACTGGCGCACAGATGCGCGCGAATCGCGCCATGCGTAAGGTGGAAATCCCGCTCTCTCCCGGTTGGCGCGATGACATCGGTGAGCGTCTTAAGACCCAACTTCCCAAGCTCCAGGAGTTGGGGTACTGCGCCGACTGGAAATACTAATGGCTAATAACACCTTTTCCACGCCGCCCGATCCTAAAACGGGATTCGAGTCTCCTGCATGGCAAGGGTGGTTCTTCAGCCTGTTTTCACGGTTTGCATTGAAGGGCAGTTACACGGTAGCCACGTTACCGGGTGTGTCACCAACGGCACCAAACGGGCCTCCGCCGGGTGTTATTGCCTACGCGAGCAATGGCCGGAAGGTGGGCGAAGGTGCGGGGTCCGGGACAGGGGTCCCGGTTTACTATTCTAACGGCGCATGGCGTGTCTTTAGTACTGACGCGCCAGTAAGTGCCTAACGCGCGGGGGCGTGTGGTGGACATGATGAGCAATCACGTTACAACCGGGGGCGGACCATCCCCGGAACAGCTTTACGAAATGAAAGCGCAACTCAATGCTCAGGATCGGGAGATCAAAGACATGCGCGCGGACATGAGGGAAATCAAAAACGACATTCGCGATTTGCTGGCAATCGCGAATAAGGGTCGCGGGGGCCTGTGGATGGCAGTGTCGTTCGGAAGCCTTGTCGGCGGCGTCGCTACCATCTTCGTAGAGTTATTTGCGAAGGGGCACTGATGTGAACCAGAATTTGCAATATACCGGTCAGGCATTGACGGAACAGTTCGAGGGTTGCGAGCTCACCGCCTACCAGGACTCGGGCGGCGTCTGGACTCTAGGCTACGGCCACACCGCTGGCGTCACGGAAGGTATGGCATGTACGCAGGCGCAGGCAGAAGCGTGGCTCACGCAGGACATCCAGTGGGCCGTGGCCGTCGTCAACGATCTCGTCACTGTCCAGTTGACTCAGGGCGAGTTTGACGCGCTTGTCGATTTCGTATTCAATGTCGGCAGCGGCAGTTTTGCGAGTTCCACGATGTTGCGGATGCTTGACGCCGGCAATTTCGCAGGAGCCGCAGACCAGTTCGCGCGCTGGGATCTGGCAGGGGGCCAGGTGGTTGCCGGCTTGTTGCGCCGTCGCATTGCCGAAGAAGGAGAATTCAATGAGTAAGCAGACAACCGAATTCCTGGGCGCGGCTGCTGTAGGCCTGTTTATCACCTGGGTTGTACTGGTCGCAAACAGCGTCCAGAATTCCGCTGAACTCATCGCTTTCATCAAGTACGCGCTAGTCTGGATCGGCGCCCATCTCATCGCAAAGGAACCACAATGAAACGCATTCTTCTCGGCTGTGCAATCGCTCTCACTCTTGGCGCCTGTTCATCGGCGCAACAGGCTAGTCTGAACACCACGTTGCAAAACGTGAACCAGACGAACCTGATCGCGCTTCAAACGATCAGCAACGGTTGCAAGATCGTTCAGCCGACGCTCGCCGCTGCCGGTGCTGCAAGCCCGGATGTCGCGGCTGCGGCTGCTGTGAACGGCGTCGTGTGCGCTACGGCTGACGTGGCAACAAGCGCGGCCAGTGCCGCCGTGGCAGCGCAGGCCGCAAGCGCTGTTCCGGCAAAATGACGCCATACGATTACGCCCTGATCGCGAACGAAGCCTATTCCGCTGATCCGGATATCGGGGAGGAGGACACGGCTTCACGCGCGCTCGTGCGTACGACGCCGGACGGTTTGTGCATCGCGTTTCCCGGCACGAACAATCTGGCGTCGTGGATAGCGGATCTGGACGCCGTCATGGTTCCGGTGGACGGCATCGGCCACGTGCATGAAGGATTCTGGAATGCGTGGCTTGCGATTTCAGCCAAGGTACTCGACACGATAGGCGATCAGCCGGTAACGCTGGTCGGCCATTCGCTGGGCGCCGCTATCGCGGTCGTGGCTGCGGCAATGCTGACCGCAGCCGGCAAACCGCCGATCGCGGTTTATGGTTTCGAACCCCCGCGTGTAAGTTCGGATACGAGCATCCAGAACTTGCTCGCCGGGGTTCCGCTCTGGCTTTACAAAAACGGCAACGACCTGGTGCCGGACGTGCCTTGGGGTTGCTACCACGGGGGCGCACTGCGCGATATCGGCAAACCGCTATTGCCGATTCCGAATGTGCAGGACCATATGATGACGCGGGTTATTTTGGCTCTATCCGGAAGTTAGTCATCTTGATCGTCTCGCCGCATTCCAAGTCGGGGAAGTCCGGATCTTGTTCCTGGATGAATCCGCTGCGATTGCAGTCGCATCCGTAATTCCCACCATCGAACATATAGTCAACAGCGTCTGGGGTGTCTAATTCCATTTCGAAGGGGTAAGTCTTCCCGGCGTAATGGAAATTCATCTTGGCGATTACGGTCACGATTCCACCCTTGCCCTTCCAAGTGCTTCGCGAGCATCGTCGCGCGTCTTGCTGTCCACCTGAAGCCCCAGGTCATCCATCGCCAGAAATCGCTCGATGAAAGCCTTCATCGCGAAAATGGCGGCTACGTCGCCGCGCATTGAAGGCGCCTCTTCGCGCAGCGGGGCGTACAGGTGCGCTGTCGCCTGGGCTGCTGCGGCTTGGCCTTTTAGGTGGATAACCATCGGTTCCGCTTGCCTCAACTTATTGAACTCCAGAGCGTGATTCGCAACTTGCTGTTCAAGATTTACGATTCGTTGCAGGTGATCATTAAGCTTGGTCAGGGCGAACTGTATCTGCCCGCGCGCTACTTTATCTTCCATCATTTTCTCCTCAAAGGGTGTTACCCGGGTGAAGCTTGCGCTTCAAATTGACATACGCTTGGTGCGCTTCCTCTGCGGTATCGTAAGTTCCACCGTAGACGGTTTTACCGGCGTTCGTGAGAACGGCACGGAAGCGTCCGCTAGGAACTTGCGAAACACCTTGCACACCAACTATGTTTCGTTTTGTCACTCTGCGGCGGTTTTGCTGATTAATGCTCGGTGTGGCGTCTCGCAGGTTATCGAAACGGTTATTGGTTCTCACACCATCTCGATGATCGACCTCGAACTCCGGTAGTTTTCCCGCGCCAAGGGTGTAACACACGCGGTGCACGTAGTACCCCTGCTTTCGGAACATGGTCAGCAGATACCCATCTTTTTCACGTAAACTGCCCGCGATATCGCCGGCCTTAACACGACGTGAAGGCCTGATCTTCCAACGGAGAATTCCGGTAGCAGGATCGTAGGTGAAACACGCTTGCAGTAGTTCAAGATCCACTATTGTCTCCGTTTCATGGCAGCCATTAGCACCTGTTGTACCGAAGCCTTGCTCTCAAGCCGCTCCAGCACGTCGAAATCCACCGTGTCGTTCGCCAGTATGTAATGGATGAATACCGGCCTGTCGTGCCCCGCCTGCGCCTGCCTGGTCGGGCCTATCCGCTCGATGATCTGCTGGTGTTCTTCCAGATTCCAGTTCACCGAGAAAAAGACCAGAATATTCCCTCCGTCCTGCAAATTAAGACCGTGACCAGCAGAAGCAGGATGAGCAAACATAACCGGAATTTTCCCCGCGTTCCAAGCTCTAATAGTTTCTGGATCGGAATCAAGCACGCGGCCGCGAGGAAAAGCGGCAGCAAGACGATGAAGATCGTGACGGAAATGATATGCAACGAGGACTGGTGCCCCGCCCGCTTCTTCGATGATGTCATCCAAGGCCTGAATTTTTGCATCGTGAACCTCCGTCCAGTTTCGCTGTTCATCGGTATAGATCGCGCCGTTCGCCAGCTGGAGGCACTTCTGCGTCTTGCTGGCCGCGTTCAGCGCTTCCACTTCCGTCGGCCCGAGATGCCCCTCCAGCTCCAGGAACATTTTCTTTTCCATGTCCCGGTACTGCTGCCTCGCCTTGTGAGGCAGATCCACAACTATCCGGTTCGTGATCGGCTCTTTCAGGTCGAAATAGTCCTTCGCATCCAAGCTCAAGCAAACGTCCGAAATCAGGCTTTGTATTTCCTTCTGTGAATGTTCCATCGGGTCCATCCCGAAACCATCGTAACTGGCCCGAAACCACCGCTGCGAAAAGGCGGAGTATGATTTCCCTAGTCTCTGGCCGCCATCTACGAACCACATCGGGCCCCAAAGATCTTTCAAGCCATTGGGTGCCGGGGTCCCTGTCAGTCCTATCCATCTCTCCACCTTTTTGTGTGCGACTTCCGCAAGCGCCTTGGCGCGCTTTGTACCCTGGCGCGTGCGGAAGCCTTTCAGTTTCGTTACCTCGTCCGCAACGATCGTCTTGAACGGCCACGGGCGAGGGTTGTACTTGAACCAGTCTACAAGCCACGGGATGTTCTCGTAGTTGATCGTGAAGATCGCCGAATCTTCCCTAAGGGCTTGTGCTCGTTGCTCCGACGATCCGACGATCGGAGTAACAGGTAAGTCCATTTTCCACTTCTTAACTTCATCGGGCCACGTGCTTTGCGCAACGCGTAGCGGAGCGAGGACAAGCGTTGGTGAAGTTTCGACGAGTGCGATGGTTTCGAGCGCTTTGAGAGTCGAGATCGTTTTTCCAAGGCCCATAGGGACAAACGCATTGCATCTCTCCTTATCCAAAATGTGGTCAATGATTAGCTTCTGGTAGGGGCGGAGTTGCATCAGGAGCCCATCCGATCCGGATTCGTGCGCCAACTTTCCTGCGTACGCATGCGTTCTAGCGCGCGTTCAAGGTGCGCAACTTTCCACCGGAGATTCCGAATCAGAATATCCTTAGGATCGGTAAGCCGCTCATCGTCTTCAGACGGCGCAGTGATATCGGACCACTCCATCACTTCCGCCCACGCCAGAATGCGAGAATCGCAGCGTTAAAGATTCCCCAAACCATAAGTCCAATTGTCAAAGCGCGCATTTCACCATCTCCTTTACGAAAATATCGACCATATCTTTCGTATCGATAATCCACACGACGCAGCCTTTAGACTGCAACGCCACTATCTCACGCCACTGATGACTGTCCGGTATTTCTCCGGGGGCTTTCAGTTCAACGAAACGTATCTTTCCGTTAAACACACAGATACGGTCAGGCACGCCTCTATGGCCGGGACTTACGAACTTGCGTTGCAGGCCGCCGGCTTCGCGCACGCGACGGATGAAGTACTGTTCGATTTCGCGTTCACGCATGAAGGGTATCCTTCACTTCATCCGTCTCCGGAATGCCGGATACAGGGCGCAAGTTTACATCCGCGCACGGCGCTTCAAAACCCGGGGCCAAACGTTTGGTGTAACCTGCCGCTACCCGACCTAACGGGCGGCTGGATTTAACCATCCACGAAAGGCCTGCGTTGCTTGGCACTACGTCTACGCCAGGGGTTGCTTGGCGCACAACCTCCACAATGCGACCGATATTTTCGGTGCAGTAGTAAGCGCCAACAACTATGGCAAGGTCGCCAGGTTTGACGTTAGGCATTATCCCCTCCACCCAAACAGCAAACCGTAAACCACGCCCAGTGCGATCACGCCTAAAGCGACCTGAATGATATCGTTGCGGGCCTGCTTCTTCGACTGGTAGTGGTGGTACGGGCCGAACGCTTCGCTAGTCGTGCGCGGCGTGGCACGGTAGTGTTTGTTGTCTCTGCTGAACATTTCAGACTCCTAACGCTTTGCGTTCTTCAGGTGTCAATTTGGCTAGAGCTTCCTTCTTGGCCTTTTCCTTGATCGCCTTTTCCGCTTCGCGCACGCGTCGGTCTTCATCCTGCTCGCGGTGCTGTTTCCACCACGCGTTGAATTCTGCGCGCGATACGCCAGCTTCTTTCCAGTCAATGCGATCTAGAGCGTCAAGGAAGTCAGACTTTTCCAACGCGCCGATCAGGCCACAAAGCATGGCCGGAGCTTTTGAGTCGAGAACTTCTTCGCGTGTCGGACCGTAAGGAACACCGCCGTCTGTACAGGGCATTTCATCTCTCCTTCGTTGTTAGTAAGTTCAGTATAGCAATTGCCGAAAGATTGTCAATCTTTTCTGTAGCGATACGCCTCGAACCCGGCTGCGGCCAGCGGTAGGCCGCTTGCCCATGGCGGTACGACAGCCATGAGTTGCGACAGGTGCTTTGGGCCGTACAAAGCGCCATCCGGTGCGTAGCAGATAAGTTCATCATGCACGGGCAGCTTGATCTCGTATCCAGCTTCGAGAATCGCGGGGTACGAACTCTTGAATACGTCTCGCGCTACGGCTTGTGTGATGTTTTCCGCGATTTTTCCACCATAAGTTTTCAGGCGCTCCCACTTCCTCGAATACTGGTTCATGCCCATGTAGCTGATCGTGTCGCCTTCGACGCGCGGCGCGGGGTACGACAGCGAGCGACCGCTTGGCAGGATGATTCGAAGCCAGTTGCCACGGCGAACAATTCGCACCTTGCGGCAGACTATTTCCTCCTCCGGATTCTCGATAGCCGCAATCGTCTTGTCTTTCAGTTCCGGCCACCACGAGGCGATTTTCGGATTCGCGCGACGCCACAAGCGTTTTATCGCATCACACATCATGAACGTTTCCGGTTTCAGGCCGAACGTGGAGCGCTTCATGTCAACCATCCAGTTGTAGAAGTTTTCCGCTTCGTGCCAGATGTCGCCGGGTACTTCAGCGTTCAGTGAATCCAGATCGATGCGATAAGTCGCGGCCCCTGTCATAAAAGCCCCGACACCGCCTTCGAAGCCTAAGAACAGTTCAATAACCTTGCCGATTTGCCGTTGCCATTTCAGCACTTCAGCGGGGGAGATCCCGAAAGTCGATCCGTAACCAATCTCGTACAGGTCTGGACCGCCGTTCGTATCCAGCTCGCGGAACTTCTGCAACTTCCATTCTTCCCCTGCCAGCCATGCCAGAACCCGCCCTTCGATGTTCGACAAGTCGGCAATCACCAGCTTCTTACCCGGTGGCGCGATAATCACGCCCCGCATGGCGTTAGCGCACAGTTCCATCACGTTGTCCGTGATCAGGTCCGCGCAACCCGCCTTGATGGCCTCGATGCCTTCCTCGATCACTTCGCCGTCAAGCGTGGGGCGCATCAAATTCTGAGGCTGAAACAGTCGGCCAGCGTCGCGGCCGGTCCGGCCAGCGCCTGAAAACTGGATGAGTCCACGTAGATACCCATCAGTGCTAGTTGAGCGGATAACCCGGCGGTATTTTGAGACTGAGCTTGTGCTTGCCATAAGCCTAAGCCCGATAAGCTCCCGTACCCCGTCTGGCAAGCTTGCATCTGCAAGGCGGCGTTCGAGAGTGTCTGCCCGCATGTCAGGCAGCGAGACACCATATTCTGCAAGTATGTGAGCGAGCAGGGCGTCTCGTTGAGTGGCTGAAGATACCACGCCGTCTGTGGCTTCGTGAGTTCGCTCAGCGAGCGAACTTTGCTCACGGTCCACCGCTTCAATTGCCGCCGTTGCGAGATCGAGATCGACATAAACACCCTCGTTGTTGATTCGCTGATCGAGTTGCCAGAGTTTCAGTTCGAATTCGTTATTCGGATAATTCCACTTCGGCATCTTCTGGTGCAGGACGCGCATGGACGTGATATCCGACTTCGCGTACTCGATGAGCTCCAGCCACTCGGCAGGGTTCGTTTCCTTCGTGCGCCGGCGGATCTTGCTGTTCTTCGCCTGCGGCATGCAGAACATGCGAATGAGTTGCTTGCCGCGCTTGTCTTTCGCAACATCCGCATCCAACTTGAAGATCTCGCAAAGCGCGGATAGCGAACCGGGTAGGCCGTGGCAGAGACCCTGCACCATAGTGTCGCGGTGCATCGCTTCAGGCATGTTCTTAAGAATTGATGGCATCGCGTGCGCCATAACAACCCTGTCAAACATGCCTGAATTATGACCCCAGTACTCGTCGGCGTTGTATATCGCACGACTCAGTTCTACAGGTATACCTGCGCACGCCGTAACATCCCAACACTGAACCGGCCCGTCATCCACCGCCCATGCGAACAGCAATACTTCTGCCTGCTCCGCGTACCGGTGCGCGCCGTCCTTGATCGGGGTTTCGCTATAGGTTTCCAGATCCCACCAGAGCCTCATGGCAGAACCTCGTACTCCGCTTCGAGAATTTTTTCAGTCGGCCTCCGCTTGAAAGTCCAGACGCTCCAGATTTCGAAGTGAGTTCCGAACATAGCAGCGCAACTCACGCACCATTTCGCGGCCTTCGCGATGGACGAGAACTGAACAAGCGGCTGCATCGGATCTGCGCCTTTTTCTATGACGTGAATCATTATTTTTCTCCTCAGAAGAAACAGGCCCCGAAGGGCCGTTTGCGTTACGCCAGATCGTCGGACTCTTCCGCATCCACAGCATCGAAGCCGTCGTCACTCGGGCGCGACGCGCCGCCGAAGCTATCGCCCGGTGCATCGAACTGGACACCCAGGAGGCCGCAGCGCATGCCGCTGTACGTGCCTCCCTGCGCCCACATTTCCACCTTGGCATTCACGTAGCAGCCGGCATAGATGATGCCTTCCTTGCCCGTCAGGCGCTTCGGCTTACCTGTTTCCGGATCCTTGACGTTGTGAAGAAACGCAGGAGCCTGATCTTTGGCTTTGCGAATCGCGGACAGCGCATAGCGATCTTCAAAGCCTTCGTACACCTCGCCGGTCTTGTCCTTCTTGTTCTTGATGTACGAGAACTTGTTCTTGTTCGTGCGCATGTCTTCAAGGAACGCTTCGGCCTTCTTCCCCCACAGCGCGTTCGCTTCCATCTGGATAGCGTGCTGGATCGCCTTGTCGTTTGCACTGCCCGGTTCCACGATGAACGTGGCCGAGTGGCGGAAGTCGCCCTGGCCTTCGTATTGCGCCGGTTCGAACAGGTTGTCGATGAATGCGATGCGGACGTGCTTAAGTTGAACGATGGTGCCCATTTTGTAAATCTCCTAGCAAAAGTCTTCAATAGTGTCGAAGCCGTCTTCGACGGGTTTAATTTCAAGTGCCGGACGCTTGTCCGAATCGAGAGCCACGTGAGGCTTACCAGCAGGCTGCACGATCAGGCTCTCTATCTGCTTCAGGCGTCGCGGCTGATCGGCCAGTGCTTCAAGAATCGGCTTCGGACCCAGCAGTTTGAAGCTGTACATCTGGTCCTGCTTCATCTTGAACTTCTTCATCATGGCTTCGGCTTCCTCATCCGAAGCCCAGGCCCGGTTACCCTTCTTGCCGGCTACCAGTTTCAAACCGGGAATCTGCTTTCCTGCCAGCAGTTCAAGTTCAACGCGTGCGCGGATTCCCTTGATCCAGTCTTCGATGAGTTCCAGCTTTTCGAACTTCGCGGCGAGTTCATCAACTGGCAGGAGTTCAGCATCCGCGAGCGGGCCTTCTACTTCGAAAGTCGCTTCGATGGCTTCCTCAACGTGCTTTTGCAGCGCAGGACAAACCGCCTTCGCCTTGCACCACATGCATCCCTTCTCGCTAACGCCGAAGTCCGCCTCCTTCAGCGCGCGCTCGCCGGCCATGTTGTGAATCATGACCGCTTTCTCGGCTTTCGGTCGTGAATGCTCGACCCACGCGCCGATGTCGTCGGGAGTCGTGCTCCACTCCGTCGCGCCGCGCAAGGGCTGCTCGATCACCAGATTCACTTCCGTGAAATCCTCAACCAGTCCAAACATTTCCAGCGCGCCGGAAGCGTACATCAGGAGTTGCGGATTCTCTTCGGCGAGCACTTCCGAGTAGCCAAACTTGGCGTCTATAACGTCGATAAAAGAAGTGCCGTCAGCGCGACTAACCAGCAGGGCAATGTCAAGAGTACCAGTAGCGCCTGATTCTCCCGTGATATGCGAGATCGGCACGGCTTCGTCAAGTTGCATGACAACACCATGCCCCAGGAGAACGTAGCTATTAATCCGCTCGCGCACATTATCAACAACAGTTTGTACGTCATGCGCCAACTCCTTGTTGACCGTATGCCCTTTGCCGAGCACGTGGCCTTCGTATGACATGGCATCCACGTTGAACTGCAAGCACAAGGTCATCAGTTCGTGTTTGTCCGTACCTAGGTCGGCGGCTTTCTTGTCACCTTCCGGCTGGCCGATGTTCGCGGCAAGCGAGTTGGCGCATGCAAGCCACATTTCCGCTTTGCTGGGGCTCGCTAACGCGTGGGGGCGGTCAGTCATCTTCGCCTTCCTCCTCTAGCCAGTAGTCGAAGTTTCCCATTGCCCAGTCTTCGACATACTTGTTTTTGGTTTCGTCCGAAAGGTCTTTCCACTCGGCATCCGTCAGGCCAAAGTCCTCCTCGGTATCGAACTCTTCCTCACGTTCGCTATGAATGTTTGCGCCATTGTCGCAATGGAAGGTGACTTTCATACTTCACCGCCCGCAAGTACTTTCTTGCAATGCGCGATGTACTCCGCCCACTGGGTAGTGTCGAGATCCTGAGCCGACTTCACGCCGAAGCGCGACAGCACGCCGATCGTGATTTCACGGCCCTTTTCTTTGGACAACTGAATGGTAATCGGCTTCACATCCTTCACGTAGTCCAGCGCGGGCGAAGATGATTCGCCAGTCGGTGCAGACGGTTTGCCAGATGTCGTATCCGTAGATTTCGCATCGGACTTTTTTGCGTCGGCGATTTCCTGCTCAACAACCGCCGCCTGGTTCTGCTTCGCGCGCTCGCCGCCAGTGCGATCTTTCAACGCTTCTTTATAAGCGTCTTCCGAAGCGACCGGACCCGGAGCCTGCATTGCGCCAATCGCGGCTGTCAATTCAATAACTGCTGCGGTCAGCAGTTCAAGTTTTGCTTCCAATGACATACTTTTCTCCTTCAGTTGTTGGGTCACTGCGGAATGAAATTTATATCCCGCGCCGGGAGCTTGTCAAGCTAAATTTTGCACTTGCGGAATGTTTCGGCATTTGCTATAGTCCGTTTCACATCAACCGAAAGGAGAAATCATGAAAGCGTTTCACGGCGACGAAGCAGTAAAACATAAGTACTTGGCGCGGCTCAAGGCGCATCATGCAGCAGACGAGATCATTCAGGGCACAGGCTGGGAAAACGGCCACGGTTGCGCGGTTGGTTGCACGCTGGATCAGTACAACCATTCGGCGTATGAAGATGAACTTGGTTTGCCGAAATGGCTCGCGCATCTGGAAGACCGGATCTTCGAAGGTCTGCCGCCGGTCGATGCGCAGCGGTTTGCGGTTGACTTTCTGGAAGCCGTGCCCGTTGGTGCCGACGTGGAAAATGTTCACTGGCAACTCGCTTCGCAACGCCATACGCGGGATCGTGACCGCCTGCTATCGAATCCGGAACCATACGCGAAACAATGCGTTGCGGCTCTCGATCTGGTAATCACGTATTGCGAATCGCAATACAAAACGGAGTCGGCGCGGTCGGCGGCGTGGTCGGCGGCGTGGTCGGCGCGGTGGTCGGCGGCGTGGGCGGCGTGGTCGGCGGCGTGGCCGGCGGCGGAGACGGCGGGG